CTGCTGGACAGGCAATGCCGCTGCGACATTCTGAGCCTGACCAAAGTTTGTGAGAAACGCACTCTTGATGTCAGGATCGATTGAAGTCGTTGATACTTGGTTTCCACCTTTAGACATTTTTTTCCCCTTAGCCGAGTAAAGATTTCATTTTTTTGGCAGGTATCTTGCCAGCGTTGATCATGTCCAGCAGCCCTGCGCCGTACTTTTTGACCGCTGATTTTTTGATGACATACTCGCCAAGCTGCAACATGCCAGCGCCGTCATCTGGGCCTGGTGGGTTAGGGCCAGCAACTTTGTCAATTAGGCCGCCCTTAAAGTTGGCGTAGGCTTCGCCGCTAGACTGAGTTTCAGAACCACTGTAGCCACCATAGTCGCTAGCGCTGTAGCCACCGCCAGTATCTGGTGCAGCATTCATTTGAGTCTCTTGACGAGCCGACAGATCATTTAGAGCCTGATTAACAGATTGTTGTTGAGCCTCTTGTTGCGCAGCCGCAGCATTGATTGCATCGGCCTCTGCTTGTGTAGCAAAGCCAAAGTCGTTCATTGGATTCTTACCAAAATATGTCCCTACATCCTCCACAGGTGCTGGTGATTGCGGCTTACCGCCTAGTAGGCCGACTAATCCACTACTAAGCAAACCCGTGAGACTAACTTTTGATATGTTTGTCAGAAAGTCGTTGATCTGCTGATTACGCGCACTTTGCGCGGCAAACTCTTCTGGCGTAGTGGGAGCAATTGGCCCACTTGGAAGCCCGCTGCCACCGCCACCACTATCACCACTGAAACCGCTGGTAAAGTCTCCAACAGTCGGCATTGGCGTTATGGTTCTAGGGGCAGACCTTGTGTACTTTCCAGTGCGGGGGTCAAACATGTACCCGCCGATGCTGTCGTTTTCATACATAGAGTCGCTGGCAGAACCGCGCTCATACAACCCGGTCCGTGGGTTAAACGTGTAACCACCGACGGAACCGCCTACATCAAACTTTACAATGCCGCCTTCAGCAGCCGTGTACTCTGGGCCGGGAGCGCGGTAGGGGTCGCCCGCTGTGTACGTTTCGTTAAAGTACCGGCGCTCTCGTGACGACATTGGTTCGCCAGCCACGTCCTCAAACGCTTCTTTGTTTTTTGTACGCGCATACGTATAGGGGCGGATCATGCCCGGATTAGGCGGAGACCCGCCGCTTTTTTCTGAATCAGTGCCAGAAAGAGCTGCAATACCAAGTGCGCCAAGCGGCATTTTGTTGGCTTTGGCAAACTCCAACGCGGCACCGGGGCTGGCAGTGACAGCGTTAAATCCCGCGCCAAGTTTGTCCATTTGGCTGGCACCTAAGCCGGGGCTAAAAGCACGGTCAAAACGCGCAAAATCGCCGGTTGAAGGTCCGGTTTGCGAAATCAACTCAGCGGGAGCAATTGTTGTTGTTGTTGTTGGGATTGCGGATACTGTCGGGGCTACTACTGTTGGATACGCGGTTGCGCTAACCAGTTCGGTTGCCGTGCCCCCTAAAACATTCGGAGTTGCTCCCGCAACATTAGTAGCCGCAGGCATAACGGCTTGAGGAACAATTGATTCAGCGGCTGGGGGTACAACTGCATTAGCTCCGGTGGAAGACAGCGCGTTTGTACCTGCGCCCATAAACCCTTCTCCCAACCCCGCACCGCCGTACGCGCCCAGACCGGCCATCAAACCCTTTTCCAAACTGCCAGAAGTAAGCGCAGAAATACCGCCGACTGTAAGGCCCGCCATAGCGGAGGACAGCCCAAATCCAGCAGGGCCAAGCGCAAAACCCGCAATCATTGGCAATATGCTTTTCAGAAAACCTGCTTCTGCTAGACCCGTTTCTGGGTTGATGGTCAACGTGCCGCCGTGTTTCAGGGCAAGCGCTTGCAGACCCGCGACTTCTTCGGGGGCCATGTGGACCAGCATGGTGTCAGGCCCACGACCTAGCGCAGCGAGTCCTTGTGCAGTTTGATTCATGGTTGCCTCTGAAATCGGGGGTGTTTGGATGGTATCACGGGGCTACCTTTAGCACAAATGTTGTGGTGTCGTAATAAACGTCACCTCTCTTTAAATCGCCCGCTGCCAAATCCGCTTGGGTTGGCAAGCTAATACGCAAAGTTCCGGGCGTTGTCGGGTCTGGCTGACTAAAACTCAGCGCGGTAGTAATCGCGCCTCCTACAAGTTCAGTAGAAGCCAAAATAGGGCCGGGGTTGTCCAACTGAGCAAAATACAGACGCAAAATGTTAAGCATTGAGTCTATAAACTGCTGGTCATATTCGCCCGGAGCGCTAGGTAGGCGGGGGGCACGAAATAAAGGACTACTCATGTTTACCTTCTGCCGTCAGGTCGGACTTCAATGCGGGGAACGCCAAGCTGCCACTGCACGCCCAACGTGTTGGAGCTAACTTTAAACGCCATCTGACGCCCACGAACCCTGACATAAACCTGCTCAGTGAACTGTTGTACGTTGTACGTGCTTTGCCCGACATAAGACTGATCGCTTGTTACGGTTGGCGCGTTTGAAGTGCTGTAGTTGGAACCGGGGAACCGCCGTGGCCGAACCGTAAAGTCCAACGCTGGGGCGGCGGACTCAGAGCCATCAAAAGTTACGTCAGGAATAATCCGGTAGACAAAACCAAAGTTATGGCCGTCCCCGATGTCAAAGTCAGCAGACTGGCAAAAAGCGTCAATTGCCACAGCCGGAAAGACCGCGCCATCGTCTACGCCTTGTTCGTGATAGACCACTTGTAAGTTGTAATCTGTTGCTGCGGGGAAATTACGCAAAGGCGCATCCAACCAAGCGGTTCTTCCGAGGTTGCCGTAGTACCAGATTTTTTCTAAGTAGTTGTATATAACGTAACGATCAACTGTGGTTGAATCGGACGAGCAGTAAAACCACCATATTTCGTTAAAGCCCTCGTTTGTTCCAGCAAAAAACTGAAACTGCTGTTCAAGGTTAATGTTGCCAAAGACGTACTGGCGCAGAGGGCAGTACAGCGTCTCTACCCGGCCCGTGTAAACATAAAACTTATCGGTTCCCATCCAGTACGTGACGTTAGCAGCCGTTATGGCTGCGTTTGGTCCAGCAATAGAAAGATTGTCACCCAAAATATTAAAACCCCAGACATACGGTGGCCCTAAATATTGCATGGAGTACAGCGCTGCGTCTGTCCAGACCAAAATCTCCTGCCTTGCTTGCTGGTGAGCAATAATTGCCGACCCCACACTTAGCCGAAAACTGCCCGCCTGATTGGTAATGGCTGGAGTCCACGTTTGATAGTCTTCTTGGTCTGACCACCGTATCAACAGCGGGTCTATAGTGACTTGGCTATAGTCATTGCACCCAAAAGAAATAAGAAAACGTGAGGAATCTGACACGGCAATTGAGTTGACAAGCTGTGGGCAATCCGCATCAGTCAGGAAAACGCCAGAGCTGGTGGAGGACAGTAGCCCAGCCCGCGCATAAATTAAAGGACTTGCGTTGGGAATCCACAAGTACATAGCGCCGCCCCGTGGATTAATCATTAAATTCTCGCCGTAATTGTCCTGCGACCACAAACGCAGTTGTGCAATCACGGTACCTCCAACTCCCCAAGGGCCAGAACCCCATCCGCTTGTGCCCCAACCTGCCAACGGTATAGATATGGTTTCGCCTACATTAATTTGATAAGCGGCTACAACAGCAGCACCACCACCCGCAGCAGCAGCGTCTGTTGCGTTAGCCGTAGCCGTAGCCGTGAAGGTGTATGTGTTTGTCGTTAAAACGGTAAGCTGGTACTCTGCGTTTAACACAGCGGCGGTGATGTTTCCACCTAAACCTGTAGCACCACTAAAAGTTACAAAGTCCCCTGTAATAGCACCGTGCGCTGTGTCAGTTACTGTGATTGTGGCGGAGCCATTTGTAGCTACAAACGGGTTGTTGTTAATGGTGCTGGACGCGCGGAGCGGTGTAACGTCGTAGTAGATTCCGCCGTTCTCAATGTAAAACTTTAAATTTGTACCGATGCCAAGTAGATTAGCCCCGATTAAAGTTATCCAGTTAAAAATTGACCGGCAGGTTCCTAAAAAAGTGTAAGACGAAAGCCGATTCCACCCGCCAATTTTTTCAGGATAGCCAGAACGAAAACGCACCTTGTCCATCTCAAACCAAGTGCCTTCGTTGGCAAGCGTGGTTGACTCTCGGTTAATACCGGGGCGGAACTGGAGTTTTTGAAGTGGCATGGTTCATTTTCCCACGTATCAGGCAAAAGGTCGAGCACCCGCCTTATCAATGATAAGCGCCTGCCTACGTGGGGTTCCGTCTGGTGTGTTTGTCACGCTTATGTGTGTCCAAGCGTCAAACTCACGGATGATTTGGTCAAAGGGTAAACCCGCATCAATAACTGCGCGTACCACAGCATCAGGAGTCATCCCGGGAACACGCAAATCAGCCGCGCAGCCAATACGGTGCTGACTTGTGTCTTTAGAGCCGACGCTGTCGTTGACTTGCTTTGACCGGAATGCGGAGTTGACCATGATTGGCTTGCCATCGAGCGCAGTCTTTACCTGCTCCAAGAACTCAGCAAGTCGTTGCAGGTTGGCTGTCTCGGCTTCGTTCGGCGTGTTGTCAAACTGGCGGTGGCTTGTGGCGGTCAGTTCCGCAAGGGTGAAGTGTGGTGTCATTTCTTACTCCGCATTTCCATAATCTTTTCCAGTGTGCGGCCACCGAAATAGGCAGACATAACAAGCATGCCCCACTGACCTAGCAGTTCAACGTAAGACGCTTGTGCGTTGTACCCAAAGGCGCTCATCAGCGCAAACAAAAAGTAAGCAATAAAAATAGCAACCAGAGCCATAGGCCTGATGTTCTTTGACAACCACGAGTCCGAAGACATGTCAGCATCCCAACGATCCGACACCCCGGCTTGTTCAGTTTTATACAGGTCTGTTTCGTTAGCCATCTTTGCCAACTCGCCGTTTTGAGCAAGTGTGGCAAGTTCTAATTGAGCCTTGGCCTTAGCCTCTGGGTCAGGAATTAATTTGTCGATGAGCTTGCCACCGACTTCAAGTAGTGCTGTGAGGGGAAACATGATTTACCTTTCTAACAATTACTGCCGCTGTTGAAGGACGCCGAGGGTGAAATAAATAATAGCGCCGATTAAGATTAAAAAGACACTTGCCATCAGCACAAGCTCGATGACCTCATCCATTTCTTTTTTGTGCTTCTCCGCAGCTTCTTTCGCTCTGCGTGCGTCATGGGCAGACTCCACATCCATTGCCGCTGCTCTGGACTTCATCTTGTTCCAGACATCAACCTTGCCGGACTGCATGAACAGGAGTTGCAACTCATCTTCAAACCGCTTGGCCTGATCCAACGCCATCTCGATCTGAATAGCAGTGCCCATTGATGACTTGGACTTCTTAGCCTGAACAACAGCCTTGGTAGCCGTAGACTTTGCGTCGAAGTACTTGCCCAAAACGGGGCCGAGCGAGGACACATCATCGACAGTCTTGCTGACCTTCTTAATCAGCGCAACTGCTGCTTGGATACCTGCTAGGGCCGTGAGTGGATCAATCACTTTCGGTCTCCGCTACTTTCTTGGGTTCAGGCTTGCCTTTCTCACGCCACTTCAAGCACCAGACCTGCAACCTGTCAGACGACCAACTCCACCTCACGCACTCAAATACGGGCGCGGGGGCTTGTGCCACTGGCGGTGAAGGTGGCAGGGCGTCCATATTAGTAGCCGTTTGGTTTTGCCGCCCACGGATTAACTGCAACAGCCATGCGCGTGCCGGTGTAGTCCTCAACCCCATGAAGTAAACCGGGGCTAAACGCCACCAGTCGGTTGGTCTTAGGGGTAACAGAAATTGAGTCGGTCATAAAGTTTCCGCCCTTTAAATCTCGTACGTCGGCGTAAAAAACAATGCTGCAAATGGGGGTGGAAAGTACGCCATCGCGGTTGGACCTGATCTCATCTTTGTCAATATGCCATTCGGGTTTAGTCCCAAGGTGCGCCCACTGCTCTACGCCAACCATGCCGGTTAAGTCAAAAACACAGCGTACACGCGCTAGGATAGCCGCCAACGGAGAGTGACACGCCAGTAAAACGTCTAAGCTACCATCAACCCAACCTATCTGCCGGGAGGCCGGTACGGCAAAATATGCCTGAGTTGTCTCTAAGTTACCTGTATCTAGAACATCATCTACAACGATCAGCATTTTGTGTACACCAATGCAAGCGTCATTCGATAGAAGGCGGCTAGATAAGACTGTGGCCGAATCGTGTGCGGAATCTTGGCATCAAACGCAATTAGTCTGCCGGGTGTGTACGCGCTGGCAAACATGATGTTCTTGCCTGACTCATCAAAAAACAGTGTCTCGCCGTGCCAGCCATCACGCCATTCTAAGTTGACGTAGTAGAGTAGGATTTTGTCTTCTGGATGCGAGTGTACAAAGTTTGCATCCGCTGGAGTGGACAGGTTCAGTATGCACTTAGTAAGCGTGTGCCCAACCATCTCTTGTGCAGCAGGTGTGTTGCTTAGGCGCTCTACAATTTGGAGTTTTGCTAAGTCATCGTCAGAATAGACTGAGTGCAAGAACTGGTATTTCTGATTTTCAGCGATGGAGCTATCAGCCCAGCCGATTTGAAACTTTGATGCTTGGGCAAAAGCGTACAAGCTGTGCCGGTATTGCATGTCAAAAAGGTTGTCGTATACGCGCAGCTTTCTACCGTTGTCAACCTCAGTCTCCATAATCATTTGGTTTTGAAGCATTCAAGCACCTCGTTGTACCTCAATTTAGCAAAACAGAAAGAAAACAAACGCCTCGCTTGGTTTTGCTTTAAGGTGACAGAGTGCGGCGTGTCTGTGTCCATCATCCAAATTTCGTTGGTAGCAGCGCAAAATTCTTCCTCAAATTCTGACTGCTGTTTTTCACGATTCCAGTGATAAAACGTAGTCACTTCACCGCTTGCCTCAAGATAAATGTTGATGCTGGTTTTTTTGCCGTAGTCCCTGTGGGCTGGCAAAACGGGATTGGCCGTATCTACGGCTGGCAATTCTAAGTACAAAACGTACGGGCGTTCGCGCCTCAGTAACTCGCTGGGGAGTTGGTCAATAAAAAGGTCTTCGTTGCTAACAGTTTTATTCTTTGCACACCACCCTATTTCAAAAAGTTTTTCGTAGTCACCCGGCAACCCCTTACTGTATCGTTGCAAACGTGCGTAGTCCCGAAGAGGCGTGATGCGGGCTTCCGTAAGAAAACTCATGTCAACGGGGTAGTCCAGTTTGCAAGCGTGCTTCATATAAAAATCAACCCGTATACATCTGCTGCTGCTGTTGCCGTAGTTCCTGCGGAACGCACGGAGATTTGGCGGGGGGCCACATAAGCTGCGCCGTTGATTTGCAACGTACCCGAGCAGAGGAACAACGCTGTCCCCTCGGGAAGCGCAACCGACTCACCCTGCTTTACGGCAAGTACCTCAATGGTGGGTACAAAATTATTGTTGACCTTTGGGTCGTAGCACCAAGACACGCTGTCCACATTGGAAACGCAGCTAAACACTCGGTTTTCATAGCCACCCCTGCTGATCCAGCCGGGAACGCACTCATGCACCACGGCACCTGTCTGCTTATCACGTGCGGTAAAGCTGCCCTCAGTAAACAGCAAAATGGTCTTGCTGTCGGCAAAAGTGGAAGCCTCTACCGTGTAGCCCGCTTCGTAGTGGTTGGAGTACAGAACCCGGCCAAAAGCTGCGTGGGGTTTGCGTATCATGTTTACACCGTATCAAAAGGGGTCGTTGAGGCGGCAGTCAGTTCGGCAACAGTGAACTCGTGTGTCTGGCCGACTAGCGCCTTAAACTCAGCAACCCGTGCAGGGTCAGCAACAAACTTTTCTTTGGCCTCTTGCATCTGCGCGTGGTGCATTCCCGCTTTAGCCAAGTTTTTCTTTAGCTCGGCTATGTCGGTTACATCCGGCCACATGGTCAGCGGTTGGAACGCATACGCTGTGTAGGCTTCCGGGTCTTGGCTTGCAGTGGTGTCCGAAGCAAACGAGATTACCAACGAGTTAGTAGCCTCATCGTAGCTCTTAATTTTAAATTTAACGCTGTTCATATTTGCTCCAATTAAGCTGATGGGCCTTGACGTGTGCCGAAAGCCGACCACGTAACATTAGCGATTCCAATAATATAATATCCCGCTGCACCGCCTGCGCCACCGGGACGAGGATTAGCTCCGCCAGTTGCAGCACCCGCAGCGCCATCAGCACCCCGACCGCCACCAGCCCCACCACCAATGCCTTGAAAGTCGCCCGGATTACCTGCGCCCCCATTGGTGCTATCCCCCGCACTGCCGGGGAAGGCACTGCCACCGCCAGCACCGCCGTTAAAACCAGCACCGCCACCGCCGCCACCGCCCCAACCGGAGCTACCTTTATTGGGTGTCCAGCCAGAACCGCCGCCGCCACCGCCACCGCCTCCAGCAATCGTGCTGTTGTTTTGGATGGTAGTTGCTCGGTTTATGTACAGCGCGTTGCCAGCGCCAGAGCCGGGATTGCCGCCAGACTGTGCTGCAAACTGTGAGTCTCCACCTGCTCCGCCCATACCTTGAATTACGCCGTTGTTAACGATGGTTACTGTATCCCCGCCAGCAAATGAATTTGGCACTGACATCGCATAAGCGCCTGTGCTAGTGCTGCCGACCAAAATACTATTGTTAACTGTTACGGTGATATCAGAGATTCCGGCAACGTACGTGCCGCCCCGGTTAGCGTACACATCGTAGTTGTAGGCGTTTGACGATATGGTCAGCGGGATGGCTATGCGCCGGGTTGTACCGTAAAAGTTGTTTACCGAGATCACGCCGGATGTCGGCACGCCCGTGTTGTTGGCTGTTACAAACGCGCCACCACGGTAATACTCGTTCATGCTGATGGGGTTTGACCCGCCAAACTCAGTCTGAATATCTGCAAGCGATAGTGGGCCAGATGCAGGGAGCGTCATGTTTACACCGAGCCGAAGGCAGTGATGTTTGCCAATGTGGTCAAGTTGCCAGAGGAGT